CTGAAGAAACATTCAGAGCATCATTCTAAAAAGCACATGGATCTAATGAAGAAGCTAATGCGTGAAGGTTCTTCATTCAAAGCTGCACATACTAAAGCACAAAAAGATGTAGGCAAATGAGTCTTGATAGATGGTTTAAAGAGAAGTGGGTAGATGTCAAAACAGGTAAACCCTGTGGTCGTCAAAAAGGTGATGGCAGACCTTACCCTGCTTGCAGACCATCTAAAAGGATTAGTAGTAAAACTCCTAAGACTACAAAAGAATTAAGTAACAGAGAAAAATTAAAATTTAAAGCATCAAAAACTAGCGGTAAGAGAATAAGTTACAATCACAAAAGACGACAAAAAGCAGCATAACTGTTATATTTTATTTAACTACTCTTACTCGTAGTTCATGTCTCCACGCAGAAAATCTTTATCTCTTAGAAAGTCTGACAAGAATCCAACAGGAGGACTGTCTGAAAGTGGGAGAAGAAGAATTAATGCAGCTACAGGTTCAAAGTTGCAACGACCTGTCACTCAAAAGAGTGGACTGTCACCTAGACAAAAGGCTCGTAAAAAATCCTTTTGTGCAAGAATGTCAGGGGTGAAAGGAGCTATGAAAGATAGTAAGGGCAGACCAACACGCAAGGCTCTTGCATTACGCAAGTGGAATTGCTGATACTTCTAATAACAAATCAAGAACTTCTAAGTGCCTGATACGTCAGATAACGCTGAGAAAAATGATTACCAAAAGAAGTAACCAGATTATTAATTTTTATTCAAGGAGTTTAGAATGGCTAACGCCACAGTTTCTAGGCTTGGTCTTGTCAATAATACTGGTACTAACTTTGATGAATTATTTTTAAAGGTATTTAGTGGAGAGGTTCTAACTTCGTTCACAAGAAACAATATCTTTAACGAGCAACTTCATTCAGTTCGTACCATATCATCAGGCAAGAGTGCAAGCTTCCCAGTTTTAGGTACAGCTACAGCAGCTTACCACTCAGTTGGCACACCTCTAGTAGGAGCTAACCAAATCAAAGCTAATGAGAAGATTATTACTATTGATGATCTACTAATCTCACAAGCATTTGTAGCTCAAATTGATGAGCTTAAGAATCATTATGACGTAAGAGCTACTTACGCTGATGAGCTAGGTAAGGCACTTGCCAAGCAGTACGATATTAACGTAGCAAAAGTAATTGCTAATGCTTCCAGAACTTCTACTACTCTTAGTGGTGGTAATGGTGGTACAGTTCTTACACTTGCTAATGGTAATACAAACTCTGCTGCTGTAACAGGTGACGAGTTGGCTGCTGCTATCTATGATATTGCACAGACATTTGACGAAAGAGACATTCCTCAAACAGATCGTTTCTGTGTACTACCACCAGCTGAGTACTACAAACTTGCTGAGTCTGCTACAAGAACTGTAGATACAGACTTCAACCCACAGGGTAATGGTTCGTTTGCATCAGGTAAAATCCAGCAAATTGCTGGCATACCTGTGATGATGTCAAACAGCGTTCCACAAACAAACAGATCTGCTGTTACTGGTGAGAACAACACTTACTCAGGAGATGATAGTAAGACTATCGGTCTTGTCTTCCACAAGTCTGCTGTTGGTACAGTAAAACTTATGGACATGAAAACTGAGATCTCAGGCTCTGACTACAATTTGATGTATCAGGGAACATTAATGATTGCCAAGTACTTACTTGGTCATGGTGTTTTAAGACCTGAGTGTGCAGCTACTATTAAGTTATCTGCTTCCTAATTAACATTTATAGGGTATCTTATTATTAGATACCCTTTTTTTTTATGTATCATTCTGGCAAAAAAAAGAAAACAAAAAAGAAATCTAAGACTACCAGAGATTCTTTGAAACTTTCAAAAAAAAAGTATTAAACCATGACTGTAGCTGCAACCACAGAACTTGAATGTATTAACATTATGCTTGCTGCTATTGGCGAAGCACCTGTTAACAGTCTGACAGGTACAGTTCCAGTTGATGTACGAATAGCACAGTCAACTTTGACAGAAGTTAATAAGCAAGTGCAAGCAGAAGGTTGGAGTTTTAATACTGAGATAGATGTTACCCTTACAAGAAATGCAAGTAACAATATTGTATTGGGTACTGATGTATTAAGAGTAGATGCACAGACTCATGACCACCCATCAATAGATCCTATACAAAGAGGATTAAAGTTATATGACAGAAAAAATAATACATTTATTTTTGATGAAGATCTAAAATGTACTGTGGTTTATTTCAGATCATTTGATGAACTACCAGAACAAGCTAGAAGTTATATGACAATAAAAGCTGCAAGAATATTTGTTGATAGATTAGTAAGCGATCAGTCTTTAAGAACCTATACTCAAGAAGATGAGATTAGAGCTAGATCAGTTCTTATGGAAACAGATTTAAGTAATGCAGATCATAATATGCTTATAGGAGATCCAGCTATATCTGATGCTATAAGTACATTTAGTCCTATTGATGTTCTTAACAGATAGCTATGCCTGTCATTTCAAGATCAATACCTACTTTATTAAGAGGTATATCGCAATCATCTGACTCTGCCAAACAAGCAGACCACGCAGACATACAAGATAATGCTGACAGTAATCCAGTTATAGGACTTATAAAAAGATCAGGACTGCAATATATAACTAACTTAAGCAATACAACTGTTGGTAATGTTCATATTCAAACTATAAATAGAGATGCAAATGAACAGTATGTAGCGATATTTAGTAATGGAAATGTAAGAGTATTTGAATTAGATGGTACAGAAAAGACAGTAAACAAACCTGATGGTACTACATACTTAAATACATCAGACCCACGAAGCGTTATAAAAACAGTAACTATTGCTGACTTTACCTTTGTTGTTAATACAAGTATTACAACAGCAATGGATACAACTCTATCTGCTGGCAACATTACACAAGCAGTAGTTTTTGTTAATAATGTTTCAGATGACACTACTTACTCAGTCACAGTAGATGGAGTTACAGTTACAGATGATACCTCTAATGATTCAGAACTTAGTACAGAACAAGTAGCAACAGACCTTAAAAATGGATTAAACTCTGGACTAACAGGCTTTACGATTGCACAGAATGGTAGTGTCTTACATATTAAAAAGAATGATGGAAGTAATTTTTCTATAGATGGTAAAGATACACAAGGTAATACACAACTAACAATAGTAAAAGATTCTATTCAAAGATTTACAGACCTACCTACTGTTTCTCCTAATGGTTATGTTGTTGAAGTAAAAGGAGATGAAGCAACTAACTTTGATAATTACTACGTTAAGTTTGTTACTAACAATGGAGGTGCTTTAGAAGAAGGGCAATGGGAAGAGACTGTAGATAAAGGTATTAAGTTTAAATTTAACTATGACACTATGCCCCATGTCTTAATAAGACAGGCAGATGGTAACTTTAGATTTGCAAGAGTTGATGGTGATTCATATACAGTAAGTGGTCAATCTTTTGACTTACCAAAATGGGGAGAACGTACTGTAGGTGATGAAGATTCTGCACCTGACCCATCTTTTATAGATTCTAAAATTAACAACGTATTCTTTTTTAGAAACAGGTTAGGCTTTTTAGCTGATGACAACGTAGTGCTATCAAGAGTTAGTGAGTTCTTTAACTTCTTTCCAGAAACAGTCTTATCTGTTATTGACTCAGATCCTATAGACGTAGCTGCATCACATACTAAAGTTGCGATTCTTAAAAATGCAGTAACTATGGGAGAACAGTTGATCTTATTCTCAGATCAAACACAGTTTGTATTGAGTAGTTCAGCAGACAATATGACACCCAAGACAGCTAACGTGCTAGTGGCAACAGAGTTTGAAAGTAGTGATGCTGCACAACCTGTAGGTTCTGGTTCTAGTATTTACTTTCTTACAAAAAAAGGTACGTTTGCTGGTATCAGAGAATATATAACACAGTCAGATGTCACAGTAAAAGATGCAACTAATACTACGATTCATGTACCAAGACTTATACCAAGTGGAATATTTAAGCTTGCTGTATCAAACAACCAAGATGTTTTGATTTTACTTGGTACTGATAATCCAAATAAGTTATATATAAATCGCTGGTTGTATGGTTCTAATGGTCAGAAGGTTTTAAACTCTTGGTTTACTTTCACTATAAATTCTAATAGAACTATAAGAAATGTTGATTTTATTGGTACTGATTTGTTCTGTGTAATAGAAGAAGCTAATGGTACAACACTAGAGAAGATACCTTTTGAAAATAATTTTAAAGAAACAAATGCAGACTTTGAGTTCTATCTAGATCACAAGGTAACAGAAGCAACTACTGGTGTATCAGTTGCCTACAACTCTACAACCAAGAAATCTACATTTACTGTGCCTTATAGATTACGAGCTTCAATGGTAGTAGTCGGTAGATATTTAGCATCAAACGAAACCAGTACATTTGTTGACTTGCTAGGTACAACAAAAACATTAAAGTCAGGAACTGTTATTAATACAACTAATACAACTGATGGTAGTGCATCTACGATCACAGCAGATGGAGACTATAGAAATGCAAAGTTTATTATTGGAGAACCTTACGAGTTTCATTATAGATTTAGTGACCAAAGAATAACAGAAGCATCAGGACAAAGTAGTGCTGAAATATTAAGTGGTAGATTACAGCTAAGATATTTTTATTTAAAGTTTGAAGATACAGGTTTCTTTAAAGTAGAAGTCACACCACAGAATAGAGATACAAGTACACACAAATTTACTGGTAGATTATTAGGTTCTGCTTCTAGTGCTATAGGTCAGATTAATTTAGAAACTGGTACGTTTAGAGTTCCTATTATGAGTAGAACAGATAGGGTTGATATTGATATAAAGAACGATAGTTTCTTACCAACACAGTTATCAAGTGCAGAATATGAAGCCATGTATCATATAAGAAGTAAGCGTATGTAAGTATGGGGTATTTAAGAAAATCAAAGCTGTCAGATTTAAATTACGTTTGTACCCATATTAGAAATATAGATAGATTAGAAATCAAATACCAAACAAATGAAGATCCAGAAGAAGCATTACGACTGTCATATCTACATAGCAAGACTGTAATGACTGTAGCTGGTGACGAAGATCAACCAATGGGTATATGTGGAGTGGTTGCTGGTGGTTGTATATGGTTAATATCTACAGATGAACTGTTCAGTAATAAAAAATATAAAATACAATTAATAAGAGAAGGTAGAAAATGGGTTGACAACCTGTTGAAATCTTACAAAATCCTATACAATGTAGTATATGCAGAGAATGAGTCTGCAATTAAGTGGTTGAAGTCTCTTGGTTTTCAATTTACTACATACCATAAGGAATATGGAGAACATAAAAAACCATTCTTTGAATTTATGAGGATCAAGTAATGTGTGCTGCTATCCCTGCTCTTGGACTTACAAGTAACTTAGCTGGTGGTTTATTCCTTGGTAGTCTTGCGATAGGGGCTGTTCAAACAATACAAGCACAAAGAGTAGCAAACCAACAAGCTAGTTATGCCTACGAATCTGCAAGACGTAGTGCCTTATCTGCTGATGCTGCGTTTGCTGCACAACAAGAAGCTACAAGTGCAAGGTTAAGAGAAGAAAGACAAGCAGCAGCACAGAAAAGACAAGAAGCTTCTATCAAACAATTAGAAGCACAAGGAGCTATTGCAGCAACAGAAGGTATATCAGGTAACTTAGCTGCGTTATTAGATAGAGATGCAGCTAGACAGGCAGCTACTTTAAG